GGGTGGAGCTTCGCCAGGCGTGACGCCCGGGAGGCTTGGAGGTCCACCGGGAACTGCGGGCGGCGCCATGCCTGGTCCGCCTTGCGGCTGCGGGCCCTTCACTGCCTCTTCGAGCGGGATGAGGTTCATTGCGACGAAGTGTTTGTCGCCGTGCTCGATCGGGGGCAGGCCCTCTTCGTTTCTCGAATCGTTGATCGAGAAGATGCCGAGCCCTTGCATGGTCGAGTAGTAAGCCGCTCGCGAGTTGGGGTCGGCCCGCATCAAGGCCTTCGTGTCGAACTCGGCATAGAACAGGTCGTCGTTCCAGATGAGCGACCGAGAGATGGCTCCCTCGATTCGGTTAAGCCATGGGACAAGCGTGTAGGTCACGAACTGTCGGCCAATGGCTTCGAGGTTTCCGACTGACTCGCCCTGGATTAGCGCGATTGGCAACCGGTAGACACGTGTGATTTCTTCGGTCTGGAAGCGGCGAGCATCCATGAACTGGGATTGCTGCGCGTCGAATCCGATTGGCACGGGCTCCAGGCCATTCGTGAGGATGCAGGTCCGGTACGCTTTGTCGGCACCCTTATGAATCCGCTCCCAGTTATCGCGAAGCAGGGACGCTGCATCTGGCGAGAGGTCGAGTGCAGTCTTGAGAACAACGCCCGGCCGGGCCGAGTTCGCCCAATACTTCGCGGCGTGAATCTCGCAGGCACGAGCCAGGGCGATCGCTTCGCGTGCAACCTCGACAGGCACCATGCCTTTGATTCCGTCGGGCTCCGGGGTCCATCTGATATGGAGCACGTCCTCCTGGAGGAACTTCTCGATCTCGCCAGTAAGCGGATCGGTGTATGTGTACCTGAGTCGTCCATTCACGAGCCGTTCGACAATCATGTTGCTTGGGTGCAGGTTGTCGAGGGCCGACACCGAGCCATACTTGCCCGATCGAATCCGGCAATATGCGTTACCCCACAGGGTGAGGTTCATGACCATCTGCTCAAAGAACTCGAACTTGGTCTGCCATTCATTCGGGCAGAACGACAAGACTCGGTAGAGCGGAGACTCGGGGGCCTGGACTGCCCCGCCATCTTTTGTCCGCCTCATGATCCAGAGCGGCAGGCCAGCGATGGTCTCGGCGAGCAGTCGGCACGAGGCGAGCACGACGGTCGATGCGAGAGCGGTGTCCGGGGTAATCCGAATGTCCGCCGAGGTTCGCGAGCCTGAAGGAAGGGTGTATGTCTCGTCCGACAAGAGCCATCGATCGAGTGCTGTGCCTCCAGCGCCGATTGACCGGACCTCTGGGATTTGATTATCGGGGGTCCAGATTTGGCTCATAGCATAAAGATTCTTGGCTGCAGTTGGACTGAACCAGGGGCATCATTTGCCATCCAAAGAGCCATAGCGAGCGCGACCATGCCGTCCACTCGGTTTGGGCTCATTGCAGACGGCTTCATGATTTTTACGTACCCCTCGGCATTTGTTTTGACGACGCAGTTCGATGCGTGGACATTGAGAATAGGGTTATTCCCAGTCCGAAGTCGGCCCTGCGAAATCAAAGTGTCAAGTAACTTGACGGGCCCATTCATCGAAGAAGGGGCCTGATTGAACGCTACCATATTCACGCCCTGTTCCTGAAGTTGGTTCTGGATATGGTGCGCGTTGTGTGGGTCGCAGGCTATTTTCTGGACGCTGTGCGACTTACAGAAGTCGAGAATTTCCCGCTTAATGAAGTCGTAATCGCACGAGTCTCCTGGGGTTAGTACCAGGCCTGACTTCTCAAACTCCTGTGCCCACAGGATGTAAGGCACATTCTCGCGTCGCTTCTCGGCATTCTTCTCGGGAATCCAGAACCGGCAATAGACGTCAAAGACCTCGACGTCCCCCTCGCGGGCCTTCGAGACAGCCACGAATGCGTTGACGTCCCATGTCTGGGCGAGGTCGAGGCCGCAATACCAGAGTCGCTCGATGCCTGGGGGCGGATATGCCCTCTTGCACTTCTCCCATTTTTCGAGGTCAACAAACTTGTTTTCGCCAGCCACCCAGACGTTTAGCCGGTACCTAAGGAAGTCCGCGAGCTTGGTCTTCGAGCCCTCGGCGTCTTTGAGGTCCGAGATAAACGAGGCCTCGTCCATGGTCTCGCCGTAGGACGGGTTCGCGGCCCTCCAGACTTCAGGGTCCCGGTAGTCGTCTTCGAGAGTAGCACCGGTGACGTACCCGAAGAACTGCTCATCGAACTCGGGGTCCTGCATGCACTTCAGGGCGTGCTCATTGAGTTCATAGCAGATCGAGTCGATGTTCGATCCGGCCGTGGTGATCGCCACGATCAGGGACTGCTTTCGGGCGATACCGCCATAGCGGAGCGCCGCCCAGAGCTTCCGGTCCTTGGCTTGGTGGATTTCGTCTACCACGCACGAGTGGATATTGTGGCCTTCCTGGCGACCGGCGTCAGAAGAGATTACCTTCCAAAACGAGTTGGTTGGCACGCAGGCGATGTGCTTCCTGGAGTCGACGATCTCCAGAAGCTCCTTGAGTTCAGGGCTCGCCTCGACAAGCTCCTTGATCGTGCGGAACAGGATGTCAGCCTGCTCCCGGGAGTTGGCGGCGCCGAAGCACTCAGCGGCGGGCTCCCCGTCAGCGATCAGGGTGTAGAGACTGATGCCAGAGAGCAGGGTGCTGTTGTGTGTCGGTATGAGGCTTTTGCCAGCCAAGAACATTCCGTCATCCGCAGATACCTGGATACACTGGCTCAGGCCCTGTCGAGTGGGCTCGCATTTAGTGATCTGCCTTGTCTTGCTTCTTGGCTTGTTTTTCTTGGCGACAACAGAAGACAGTCTGGCCTGCTTTCTTGGAAGCCTAAATACCACGTCTCCCGGAGATGGCGTGAAGTGAATCCTGTACCTAGTCGACGTCTCTCTTCCATAAAGTTTAGCTGGCCTCGCGAGCATGTTTGCCTTAAAGCCGAGCGAGCGGATCAAAAACAGAGCGTCCTCGGCAAGAGGCTTGCGGCATAACGAAAGCTCACACTGCCCGGCCATTGAAACCGTCCCGTCTGTATCCATCAATCCCTGAAGAAGACTGAGTCTCTGTTCTATGGAAGAAAACTTGTAGGCATCTGGGATGCACTTGTTGTTCTTTAAGCCAAGCTCCCGGAGCTTCCCGGCCATTCCTTTCACGAGAACCCGGCACCTTGGCTTTTTCTTCTTCAGCGAGACACCGCAATCAGCGAGGGTCTCGACTGACTCCGTCATATCCTGGCTTCCGATCGTGACATCTCCGGTTGCGGAAGTTCCGTCACCTAGCCAGTACCCAAGAACATAGGGGTCTACGGGAAGATCACTGCAATACGGGAACTGCAGTGGCTGATTAATCTCAATCGAATGGTTGTTCCCGGCGGGCCTTTTGAGCGTGGCCGCTATTTCTTCGGTCTCTCTGATAGCCACCTCTCGACTGGTGCCTACTGAGTTGTGGTACCTGGTCTTCCAGAGATGAGGCGCCCCAGCGATTATCTCTTCGTCTGTCTGCGAGAACCCCATCCTGTACTGCGGCACATCAGTGAAGACCTCAGATTTAGCAACAACCTTCACTGGTCGCCCGCTTGGATGGAAGACCTCGTCCCCAACGGCCAGAGTGCCGATCGTCTTCCATCCTGATGTGGTCAAGACTGGAGTTTCTATATCCAAGTCTTTGCCATTTTTTTTGGGCACGGAAATGTACCCGACCCTGTACTTCCGAGTGTCGGTGTCGACCCGCATCCACCCGAACAGTTCCTCGATAATGTCGTGCTTCTGCCAGGGAAGCAGGATGAACGGCTCCCCGGCGAATTGGCCCTTCGAGTGAATCAGGAAGTTCTCAAAGAAATCGACCGCGTGCTGGGCCTTCCGGGGGTCGAAGTAATACTTCTTGCCCGTGGCGATAGCCTCGGCCTTCGAGATTCGCGGGAGCTTCTTGCGAGGGGCTATCGGCATGCGACAGCCTTAGCCTCGCCGCAGGAAAGCAGCCAGAGAGCTTTTCGTGGACTCGTCATGGAGCGGTGTCGCCTTGAGGGTGCTCCGGGCGGCTGCGGTCATACCGAACTCTCGTTCGATCTTCAGCAGGTCCGCAGGGAGCGTTCTAAACAGGGACCCCTCCGCTGTCAGTTGGCTGTAACCGGTCTCGGTCAACTGGGTCATGCCGTGCTCGCGGACATGCTTGACGACCTTCGCGAACTCCTCTTGGAGCAGGCAGTACCGGAAGATCGTGAGACGATCGGCTTGAGTAAAGACGCCCATGCGGTCCAGGAGTGGGACGATCTCCTCCCAGACTGCTTTCCCGACTTCACCCAACTCCATTGGAGCAGTGAGGTCGGCTCGCGGGGCGATTGGCTCGGAGTCGTTCAATGGTCGTTGGCCAGGATTGCCTCGAACGACTTTCAGTGCGGTTGGTGTTGGTCGGCGACCCATGATTTTCTCGGGAAAAGCCCCCCTCGAAAATTCTGCAGCCACTCACGGAAGGG